CGACGATCTGTGTCATCTCTGCCTGTAACTTGTTCTCGTATTGCAGTGTACTCAGGAATACTGCCCTGATAACCAACGGGGGCTATATCAGGCTTAAAAGCACCACGGTCTTTTAAGTAACTGGCTAGCCCTAAGCCTAGAGCTAACTGACCTAAATTCAGACCTCCTTTACCGCCAGAACCGCCACCGAGTAAGCCTCCAAGATCGCCAAGATCGCCAGATCTAACTGGGTCTGAGCTTCTACCTTTCAAAAAGTCTTCAAGTAGGCCAATAGTGCTTTGACCCTCTCTACCAGAACCAAACCCAAGAACATCAAGAATGCTAGAGTCAGATGCGTCGTCTTCAGACGAACCGCCCATATAAGGAAAACCAAAAAGCATCATCTACCTCCAACTATGCGTAGTAGCTCATCAAGATTACCATAAGAACTTCTGACTGCACCACCGTTTGCCATACCTCCACCAGCCAGACTAGCCAAATAAGCCTCTACTGGGTCTACTTTTCTCCCTTGCTTTTCGCCAAGGTCAAACAACTCAGCACTTCGTTCTTCGATAATGCCGGGAGTATAGGCATATGAAGGAGTACTCACTGGTGCTGGTGCTGGTACTGATGCTGGGGGTAAGTTTACGTCAGGCAGGTCAACGTCTACGTCTACATCAGGTACAGCCTCTACTACGTCTTCTACCAACTCTTTTACTGGCTCTATGATTACATCGTCTACAGTAGACCCTACTGCGCGTACTGCATCTTCTACAACGGGTGCAGCGTCTATAATCGGCTCTACTATAGGCTTAACAACATCTTCTACTGCCGAGCCTGTAGCTCGCACTGCATCTTCTATGAGTGGCGCTTTCTCTACTACCGCACCAGCTACATCTTCGATTACGTCAACTACAGGCTCTGCCACGTCACCTAGTACCTCAACAGTACCTTCTACAAATCCTTTTACTGGTTGTAGTAGCACGTCGTCAAACATACTACCGCTTTCTTTTATCACATCGCCTATTTTCTTGATGAACTCAGGAGTTTTCATGTTACTGGGTGCTAATGCACCGCCTTCCATGATGTATTCACCAAACCCTCTAGCTATGGCATCACCAAAATCGGTGCCTTTCGCTAGCTCAAGTTCAGTCTTAACAAGCCCTGCAACGGCATCATCTTGATTTATGTTGTAGCCATCTAAGAACTTTTCGTCTAAGCCGACTTTATCCATCGCTGCTTTGGTAAGTTCTGGGCCGAATGCAGAAATCGCGGCACCCGCTACGTTTCCGTCTATTGCAGCATCTACAAACTTAGCCCCTCGCACTACTTTGCCAAACGTATCGGCAGTTTTTGCGGTAGCATTCGCGGCTTCTATTAGTGCCGGACTTGCACCCCCACCCCCAGCTTCAAGCGCGGCAGTGGCTAAACTGGCTTTACTTGCTTCTGCCGCCGCATTAAGACCTTTTGCGTAGCCCCCCGCACCCGCTAACGCGAAAGACTTGAGTATGTCATTAGTATCGCCACCTGTAGCAGCAGTTATACCGGCAGACGTTAAACCATGGGCTAGTGCAGAGCCAACCGCAGACGTACCACCACCAAAAGCAGCCGTACCAGCAAGTGCTCCACCACCGAAAACAGACAGTCCAACTATGGCAGCAACTTTTAGCGCGTCTTTGACAGAGCTGTCTTTGACTTCTTTGGTGCGTATTTCACCGAAAGTCATGGGGTCGTAGAGGTAAGTAGACCCGTCTTTAGTCTGGCGAATAGGCTGCACGCCGTACTTGGCGTACATAGACTGAATCATGGGGTCGCGCTTGTACGCTTCTAGCAATGCTTCTTGGTAGCCTATGCCTTCGGTAGCCTGTAGATAGGGTATTGTCTCTGCAAGCACTGGCTTGATAAGCGACTGAAACTCAGAAATTTGCTCTTGCGAAGCGTTTGTATGCGACTCGTAGTTACCACCAAAATCTCTAATGCTTGGTGTGCCAGTGGTAGGTACAACGTCGAATCCGTAGTAATTGCTTAACGCTGCCGCAGTATCTGCACCGCCGGTATTAGCGATTGTACTGAAGGCAGACCGAACTACGTCTTTGTTTACACCTACACCACTCTTTAGTCCTTTTAGGTGTTCAGGGCCACCCACTTCAGATAGGTATTCATCTGGCGTAAGGCTTAACTTTGCTTTGGGGGCTTGGTAGTAACTTTTTCCACCACCTTCACCGCCTATCTCCATAGCCATTTCTCTGTCGAGAGCTTCTTTAGGATTTAGCGGGTCTATAACAGTGTTTCTAAACACCCTATCGTAGTAATCATCTACCTCGTCCACATCATCTACAGTGTCGTAGACATTCTTACTTGCTGCACCTAGCAGGGTGTCTTTGTAGCTTTGTATAGCACTTTTAGCAGACACGGGTTCGCCCCTGCTAGCTATCATAGCATCCACTACAGACGCACGAGACGTATCCACGGGCTTAGGCGCTGCGGTTGTAGGTGTAGGGGCGGTAGGGGGAGGTGTTACTGGTGCAGGTTTATCACCAAAAAATATATTTTCTGGCTTACCTGTATTTAGATTAATCGGCGTAGGCATTACTTGAGCGCCCATCATGCCGTCAGGGAGTTTAGGCATAGGCGGCTGATACATCGGATCGCCCGTAACTGGATCTTTGTAGTACCTTCCTCCCGACTGTACCCCTTCTGGTAAAGGTGCGGGTGTAGCAGGGGGAGGTGTTACTGGTGCGGGTGTAGGCGCTCGTGATTTTAACGCAGGTGGTGCAGTCGAACCTATTACTGGCGTAGGCTTAGGCGCTATAGGTGTAGGAGGTGGTGTTGTCGCAACAGATCGCTTAGTTCCCAAAGGACGCTTATCGCCACGTTTTGCAGGGGTGCCTACAGGGGGAGGTGCAATAGGTGCAATAGGTGCAGTAGGTGTATACGCAGATCTAAGGTTTGGGCCTATGGAAGTATAAGCTCTTCCAACGGGCATTACTGGTGCAGGTGTAGGTACACGTACAGGAGGCGCTACGCTAACAGGTGCAGGAAACCCCCCTAACCCAAATCGACCAAAATCTCTAGCATTTGCCTGAAAAGCCGTTGTTTTTGAAAGGTCTAAAGTGGGTACCTTACTGGGGTCGAAAAAACTACCTATCCCAGAGAAATCAAGGTTTATTGGGCCTATGTTACCTATCACTACGTAATCTCCAACAAGCTGGCTATAACGTGTAGTCTATTAGCAGTGGCAGCAGTGACTTTCAATATCTCCGACTCCTCTACCACTATAGGCGAAGTAAGCAGTTCCACTGTGGTGTTAGCACCGACAGCCTTAACCTTAAACATACTAAATACCGCAGCAGAAGCATCGGTAAGTGTTACCGTTATAGTGTCAGCGTTACCAGAATCTTCTGACACAAGTATAGACTTAACAATAGTCGTAGTTGCCGTGGGGCATGTGTACAACGTGGTAGCGTCAGTGGTGGTTAAATCTACCTTTGCGTTTCTGTATTGATTAGCCAAGGAACCACACCTGCGCTTGAGATTCAGTAGAGACGGCTGCTTCTCTTATCTCTTCGTCCAACTGCCTAAAGTAAATACGTAGTACATTATTGAACTGCTCAAACGATTGCTGATCGTACCCCTGTGGGGGCGTTGGCAGTCTCGGTGCTACGGAGTTGTAAGTAGTCACTATCGCCTCCCGTCAGGGCGTATATCAAGTCGCGGTGCTCCAAGCTGCCACTTAACCCCTAAGTCCTCAGACCGTACTTTAATTGATAGCTGCCTACCGCGCACGCGAGTATTTATCTGTGTGGTGAACTTCTCTATAGGTATCACGGCAGAACGCGCTACAGTTGCACTACTAACCCCACCTTCTGAAGCGGGATCGCTATACCCAGACCCCGAAGACTGTAGAGGCAGTAGCTCCATAGTGACGTTGGGGCTATCCGCCGTAGACCCATTAAATGTTATATCGGGCAGGATTCGGCGTATAAACGAAAATCTGTCGCCGTCCTCTATATCAAACTCACCAGAGGTTATAAACGAGGTTATAGCTGTATTCGTACCGTTTTCGTTGTTATCTACACCATCTTCGTGAGTTACCAGATTATTGATATACGTAGCAGCCACGGGGAACTGCTTGATGCCGGTATCCAACCATGCAGAACGGGCTAAGTTACCAAAATACCAAATACCTTGAGTGTGGTTGTATACGACGTACTTATCTACGGTAGTGGAGCCAGTTGACGGGTAGAACCACCATATTTCGCCAAACCCTTCGTTAGTACCCGCAAAGACCTGCTCTATCTGCTCATAGTTAAGGTCGCTAAACACATGCCGTTTGAGGTCACATGGTAAGTCCTTAACTCTACCATCGTACATATAGAAAGAGTCCACTCCCATCCAATACGTTACATCATCTGAGTATGCAGCAGCGTTTTGTGATGCTATTGAGATGTTGTCTGCTAATAATTGAGAACCCCAGACTAAACTACCTCCTAGATACTGTAGCGAATATATAGCAGCATCTGTCCATACCAAAACTTCTTGGCGAGACTGCAATGCGGTAACTATTTCGGATCCCCTAGACAGCTTTATGTCACCTGCCTGATTGGTGGCACTAGGAGTCCATTGTGCAGCATTTGCTTGGTCTGACCACCTAACAAGTAGGGGGTCTTGGATAGATGTACCGATTGTATTAGCACCAAAGCAAAACACAAACTGACTAACATCAGAGACAAGTATAAAATTCTGTATTGTAGGTGTGTTAGACGCTCCACTAAGTGTGGATAACTCTACTGCCCGTCCGTTAAGGCCATCAGCGTTAGAAGCATCCCAGTAATAAACTGCCCCGGCACGAGGGCCGAAAACGAGGTCTTCGCCAAAATTAGACTGGCTCCATAGCCGTAACGAATCCGTAGATGTTTCCTCTCCGTTACCCCACGTACCTGCGTTCCAAGCACCAGCACCCCAACCTACCAAGGGCACTTCGATTTCTGGGCCTACGTTTATTTGGTACTTAGCGGTTACGGAACCCCCACCAGTAGCAGATGATGTAGCTGCGGAAGACGCTTCTATGGTGTAGGTGTTGCCGGTAGAATATGTTATCTGAAACTCGTCATTTAGAGTCAGCCCACCTACAGCAGACGCTCCACTAAACGTAACAAAATCACCGTCAATATAGCCGCCGTTAGCATCTGTAACAGTGACAGTAGTAGATCCGCTTACAGTCTCAAAAGGGTCAGTAAGAGACACACCCGATGGAGTGCGTTCAGGAGTTATATCGTAGTACAGCCCACCTTTTTCGAGGTAGAACTTTAGATTTGTACCTACACCAAGCAGTTTTTGGTTAGATAAAGTAACCCAACTATGTAGTGACCGGCACAACCCAAGAAACGTATAGGTAGATATTCGCTGCCACCCGCCTATCTTTTCAGGAAACCCTGCACGAAAACGCACTTTGTCACAGTCAAACCAGCCTTCTTCGTCCACATACCGTGTGACTTCTTTATTTACGCCCGGTTTTAGTAACAACTTACGTAGTGGCATTACTGATACACACCTGTACGGATCATCTCGGTTACTCTAACAGCACGGTTGCCTACCTGAGAAGCCCATTTGCTATCCATGAACTCATCAGCAGCGATGTCAAACTGTTCACGCGACATGGCCTCAAGTGCGTTTACAAAACCTCGTAGTCTGGTAAGACCAAGATTAAAGCAAATGTCTGTCATGGCATCTTGACGCGCTTCGTTCAGAGCACCGAACCAGAAGTAAGTGTCTGCTAACTCACCCTTCACACGAGCCACGTCGTTGGCTAACAAGTAGTCAATCTCGTCGTCAGACAAACCAAGGCCAGACTCTGAGATGTTCCTGCCCACACCTATCGTTTCGTAGCCTGCACTACACACATATACCTTAGATCGTACACCTTCGTGTAGCTTTAGCATCTCGATTAGTTTAGTCATTGTTTTTTGAATCCGACTGCGAAGCCCCAAAGTAGAAGCTAATGATACTACTGACGATACCGCCCAGATAACCCAAGACTAGATTGATGACAGCATCTGAGTTCTGGTTGGGTTCTTGTATCGTTACCATAAATATGTAGCTTCCGAAAAACAGCACACACATGACGGCGATTAGTCTAGCCGTCCAGTCTCCAGAAAACCTCTTACGTGCATCTTGTGTATCGGCGGTCTGAAGCGCAAATACGTCTACGTCTAACTCTTTCATTCGCACTTCAAAATCTAGCTCTGCTTTCTTAATCTCAGCAAGCTGTTCAGGCGTGGCATTCTGCACGGCTCTCTCAAGTGCCTTTGGTTCAGGGTCGCACCCCAGCACAGAGGCGACTACGGAGGCTGCTGTACCACCTAGCGGCCCACCCAGAGCTTGTCCCAATGTGGGAGCTAAACCACCGATAATGTTCTTTATAGCTGCAAATTTCATAGAGAATCACCGTTTCGTATGTA